CCTCTCCATGAATCCGCTTTTATCATCGTGTGCGATACTGCCCCACGAATCAAGAACGGCTAACAAGGCGTGCGAGGCAACGCCGACAACATCGTTATTGAATTGAGTGCTCATTTCCGGCGTGCCTCCACTTTTGCGTTCGGCAAAGAAATGATTTCTCGCACCCGCACAGGTTTGAATCTCCACGACCGGCAGATGTCGTATTCAAGCCGGGAAGCGTATTTGTCGTGTTGGACCTTGCACCATTTCCGCGCCTGTTCCCGCGTCACAAAGAGCAGGCATCGCGTCGGCTGTCCCTCATGTTTGGGAGCATACACCCCAGCCCATGCGTCCCCGATGATAAGCGGACGAGAGCCAGGCGAGGACATTTCCACGGCCCACATTGCGCGATCCCAACAATGTCGAACCAAGCGGTCCAGAGAACCACTGCCATCGGCGACTTCTGGCGTGTTTTTCGAGCGTTTCATTTCGATGGTAGTGGCCTCTGACCGCTGGCGTTAGCCCTTCTGTCAGCAAGTATGCGCTTCATATTTTCGCTGCGGCGTTGGCGTTCGGCATCACTGATAATCATTTTTCCGCGCTTGATTTTTTGCTTTTTCGGACGCTTTACGGGTGTTTTTGTGTATTTGACCACAGGTTCAGCGGGGGGAATCGTGACAACCGGGATTCCCATATGGTCTTTTGGGACAACATTTTCAGAAACATTTTCAGTTGGCTTCGGAAATCCAGCGATTGCCATGGTGTGGAGTGAGCCGTCCTTGCATCCGTGGACGACAGCGGCTTTGTCTGATACCGTGCGGTCTGGACACATGACGGATTGCATTTGTTGGGAGTCGGGGTCGGCGGCGAAGAATACCAGATTTCCGTTGCGCCACTGGTAGTTGACGGACTTCCAGTAGGTTTTGATGAGCGGTGTGGCGCGGCCAATGCGCAAGAACTCATGGCGGCAATAGACATCCCAAGGTTCTGGCTTTTCAGGAAGGTTCCTTTCTTGTCGTATTTTGAAATCTAAATTGTAATTGGATAGATTTTCAGCCAGTGGACAGTGTTGAAAAAGATTCGGCGGATACACGGCTGATCCGATGATGGTTTTGTGAAATTTCATGCCATTCGCTGCCATGCCGCCTTCGCAGATGTCCCCCACAATAGCGGGTTTGTAGCGGTATTCTTCCATGAGTTCGTCGGCCCAGCCAGCCCGCATAGGCACACAGTCCGGCTCCCAAAAATACCATGGGTCAGTTTCATTACAGCATACCACAGAGGCATCGGCAAAAAGTTGGTTGGGACCGAGGGGCCACCCCTCAAACCCACTGGTTGCAACGATATGTCCTACTTGTGGGAATACTTTCTTGAGGTTGTTGGTGATTTCTTCAAGGTGCGGGGTCTCATGCGGACAAACGGTGGTTGCCTTGTGCTGCATATTGAATCCCATGGCAGCAATAGCTTCTGATGATTTGACCGCAAGTTCAGAATCTCCTTTGTGGAATGCGAATACGATATTCATTGGACGGTTTTGATGGCTCCTGCCCACTCGGCGGCGTATGGTGCCAGCTTTGCAAATTTGATCTGGTTGGCAAAACGACTCACATCTGCCCATTCCATATTTTGGGTTGCCCAGCCAATCAGTTCATGGTCGTTCTCAAGGGCCGATTGGTAGTGGAGGTTGTAGGCTTCTGTGTCGCGCTCGGCAGAGGAGTGTTTTGCGAGGTTGTGGGCGATTGCCCTTGCCGGGATTGCCCACAGGCTTTGGTCGCTGAACGTGACGATTAGTTGCTTTTCTTTCATGTATTTATTTTCTTTCCCATTTATGGTTGCAGAATGGACATTGCCAGTGAGTTGTTCTGTCTCGTTCTTGGTCATATAGTCCAATCACAAGTGAGAAGTGGGTTGACCGTCCGTAGTATTTGCGGGATTCTTCTGGAATTGGTTCGCCAATAAGCGACCTGCCGCAGCTTGGACATTGTTCTGGTTCTATCATTGCTGTTTCAGTCTTTGACACGTTCCATCGGGGTTTGTTCAAATAATCTTCGGATGGGGTTGTCTTCGTAGCCTTCTTCGTTTTCCGGCAGAGGAATGGCATCTTCCAGCGTGTCATCGCCAGTTACTAGTAGGTCGTCATTGAATTGTCTCTGGTTCATAATGGAATAACTCTATCACCGTTTCTTCTTTTTCGCGCACTTTTTCCTGTCGCGTTTCAATTGTGACATCTTGTTCACGGTCGTCTCGAAGCACTCCCGCATACCGGAGGCAGTCAATTCCGTATTTGAAAATATTATTGTCGGGGTCCGTGAGTTTTTTTCGTCTTGCGACAATGCGGACATGAATGCGGCCTGAATGCGTTTTTTTTCCTTCATCCTTCCCCATGGGTTCATGGCGAACAGGGCGTTCAGGCTTGCGTGGACTGCGGGAATCCTCATTGTGAGGAACGGTTCTTTTGATATTGTCGGCTCGCTCATACACTCCCGGTCTGATTTCGATGTATCCACTTGGTATTTTCTCCCATCCCATAGTTCATTCACCTTCAAGAAAGTTGATTGCCTTTTCTGCCAGCAACCAGATTTGCTGTCCATTGTGAAAGCAGGCGTCCATTTCAATTGGGCGTCCTTCTTCTAGCGCGTCATCCAATTCTTCTTGTGTTGGTCCGTTTTTCCCGATCCCGCCCGATGGCATGGATTCGGCGTAGTGTTGGATTTCTAGCAATGTTTCAAGCAATACACTCATTAGTTCCAATGTGGCAAGTTCTCGATTTCCATCAAGTGCAAAAGTGCGCTTTCTTCCGTGTCGCCATAGCCAACAAGCTCCGCGTCCACGGCGGACCAAAGCCCTTCTGTTTTGTCTCCCGTGTCGTTGTATGGAAGCCACGCGGAATATTTTAGCTCTTTTTCCTCAAGGTGGCCAGCATAGTGGATCTTGACTCCATGTTTTTGAATCCACTTCAGGCGTGGACTCAGCACGGGTTCAACTTGGAATAATTCCTCATTCATTGTTGATAAGTAGCTTTGATTTTATCCAACGCTTCGCGGGCAACATCGCCAGCATCATCAAATGAATAGCAAGAGATGTATTGCAGTGCTTCCAGCATGATCTGGTTCTGCGCCTGCGCGGTTTCAGCAACGGACCGCCAGTGGTTGCCGACCTGCTTGTGTTGTTCGCTTTCCCGTTCCAGATATTCCGCCCATTCGGTCGGGACCACATGGTTCCCGCGTGCGATGTCGTTAGTTCGTGGTGTCGGTGTCATAGCGAGTCGTAGCAGTGGGATTCAATTTCTTCCAGATTGCCTTCATCCAGCATTGGCAGGATGTCCATGGGTTGTCCGTCTATGGTGGCTACTACTGCTTTGATGGTGATTTCTTCGGGTTCGCCGGGATAGTAGCGTGTGGCGGGAGTCCCCGCAACCACATCAAATTCGACGTGGACATCTGGTATTGCTATCTCAAGAAGTGGGATTGTGATTGTCATGGTATAATCCCCTCGTTTCGCATCTGAGCTTCAATTTGGCTGACATATTCGCGGCTGCAACCGATTTCTTTGGCGCATTGGCTATGGATGCCGCTTGGATTACGCAACACCCATGCAACAATCTTGATGATGTTGCTGTTGGCTAGAACTCTTGTTCGGATATGGGGCTTCCTGTCCCGCACGATCCCGTAGTAATCAAGGTGCTTACTGACTTGGGAGATGTTCATGCTGAATTTTTTCGCATACTCAAACAGGCTGCGCGGAAATTCAGACTCCGCTTTCTCAAATTCGGCTTTCTCCACCCATGGCTTCCACGTATGCTTCTGGAATGCCACGCCAAGGCGTCTAGCGGCGTATCTGAGGCGTGTTTCTGTAATTCCGCTCTCCTGCACCGCACGCGGCAAAGAAAGCCTGCTGGCTAGGTCTATGACTTGTTCGTCTGTGATGATTGGTTGGTTCATTGGTTGTTTTCAGATTGATATGACACGATGGAGTTGGGAATGTTCAATGTTTTTTTAGGGGCCGCGAAAATATTTTGCATTTTCCGCTTGCATTGGGGGATGGGGTGTGCAATCTTTTGGACAAGTCGGTAAAACTGGACAAACGGTAATCGAACGCACGTAGATATAAATTTTGTTACAAAAAGCAAGGCCCTCTCAGCGTGTGTTTGATTCCTTTGTCCGGTTTTACTTCTCTGAGGGGGTCTTGCCTTTTTGTGCGAGGCTCCAAAAATCGGGAATAAAGACCCCACGGCCTGAAGCTGATCTTGCCTCAACTCGTGCAGTAGTGACATGTGGAACCTCCAGTTGGGAAATTCGAGGACCGAACACGTGGTAGACTACACAGCCTCAAAAACGCGCATAGAAGAAGTGGTTTTATGCGAGCGTCAGAGCAATCCCACCTAAGACGTGGGCGGGTTTGGAGAAGGAGTGAAAAAACGAAACCTTCAAGAGTTCCCCGAGACTGGAAGATTCCTGAAATGGTTCTTTGTATATTGCTTGTTGAGTCTGTGGATCTATATCACATGGTTCCCGACTACCGCGACAGAAAGCGACGATGGCTCCATACCGAGCAGGTCAAACATGTTGTGTTGTTACGTATCCTCACCTTACCTCCTCACTCATTACAGTCATTTGTAATTGAGAGAGGGGTAGGGGTGAGAGCGTCTTCCCACTCCATCCGCTCTGATTCACCACCCGAGCAGGATGACCGGCCATAACACCTAACACGATGCAGCCAAGCGAAGCGCGGCGTTGTTACGCCTGATTGATCCTGTAACAAATCCATAGTTGAATTTATTTCAAAATTATATTGAACGAACCACCATCCCAGATGTCTAACCAACCATGACCACCCACGAAAAACTGCTGGAAGCACTGGCTGACGGCGATCTTCACGACGTGAAGCACTATGCAGAGCAAATGCAGTCAGAACTCACCGAAGCCCGCCGCATCGCGGAAGCCTACCGTCTTGTGTGGGCGATGTGCCTGTCTGCCGTGGAGACCTGTCCGAATCCAGATCCGCTTCCTTGGCACGAGCAATGAACCAATTTCCAACCAACAGCACGTTCGATATACGGCATGGGACCGCCCTATCCGACCCTTTGCGGCGTGATGGCATCCATGCGTGGTCGGGGAGGCAGCGTGCCTCATAACCATGGCAACCCGGAACGTGTAAAGGAGTGGCCACTCCGTCCTGTTGGTTGGAACCTTTTTTGAACAAAACCAACCAATCAATGTCAAACCTATCGCAATGAAAACCAAATCACAATCAGAACAAATCCTGCGTCACCTTAAAACCGGACGCGGACTCACCCCGATTCAAGCACTCAACAAATTTGGCGTTTTCCGCCTCGGCGCGAGAGTTCACAACCTCAGAAAGCAGGGACATACCATCCAGACCAAGAAGGTCAAGGTCGGTAAAAAGACATTCGCCAAATACACGCTGGCCGTTCTTGCCATCCTGTTCTCGATTCCGGCTGTGGCGGGTGAACGCTGCTACGATGCCTACGAAGATCCTATCGTTCGTATGCATAGGGAATCCGCCATCAGAACAGCAGAACGCAGCGCGGAAATCCGCAGAATCACAGAACAGCGTGAAGCTGACTTTGACGCATGGATTGCGGCCCGCCGCGCCCAACGCGCGCTGGACGAACAAACCCGCCTACTCCGCGAGCAAAACGAGATTCTCCGCAAGCTCGGTGAGTGAACCATGTGGATGCAAAACAAAACCACGGTGCCTCGAAACAAGAGGAACAAGATATCGGAAAAGAAGGAGATACAAATGTCCAACATGTGGCTCCAGATGGTCAACACTAGAGACGCCAGCGCAATTGCTTGTGGTTGCAAAACCCAAGCCAGTTAAACCAGCCAAGGAACCTAAACGAAAAAGGACGACAAAGAAACAACCATCCCAACCAATCAGTTCCATGGTGATCAAACCTGATGGCAAGCCAGCTTGGGTTCAGGAGATTATCAGGAAACTAGACCGAGACAAATGACATCACCATATCCTCACAACCCATCCCTGCTGTTCAGCTTCCTTCCCGTTGGCACCGACCCAGTTGTGACAGGCGCGGCACAGCGCACAGAAGTATCGGACATCACACAGCCACTTCCCCATGCGTCCAGCCTTGTGGTGCAGGTCATTGGTTTTGTTCTTCCGGCACCGCTCGCAAAATGGATGGTTGGCAAGATATTCCTTCTTCAGCTTGTTATACTCAGCATATTGGTCCTTACGCTTTTCGGATGCGAACCTGAGCCTGCCCTTCCTTTTTATGGATGAGTTTGAACGAAGCGGGGTTTTGCGTGTCAAAGACATAATGAGCGATATTGTTTGGATTCCATACCGAGAGACGAAGCCTGAGTTCTCTGGACTATACCTCGTAAAAGGAGACAAAACAACACCGCAATTCAAGGGTGCCTACTGGTATGATCCAATCCATGGGTGGAGCGGACTGGCCCACGCGCTCGAAAACATCATCGAATTTTATGCCCAATTCCCCGAATGAAAAAGTCAAACTTGTCCTTGCTCTGGTCAGCACCAACAGACCCGTTCCAGTCGGCGGAAGATTCCGCAAAGGAACAGCCATGCCAATGGAACATCTGGCGGCAGAACGCGGCGGCTACTTTTTCGACCCCGAAGATCCGGCAGACGTAGAACTCGCAAAAGAGTGTCTAGTTCAATTCCACAAATACCTGAAAACAAAAACCAAGTAGAGAGATGAATCCATTGCTCTACGACTACCAAAAGTCCCACGCGGCACAACTCCTTCGCGCATTACAAAACGGAGAACGCGAATGGGGATACCCCGGCGCGGTAGATATGTCGGACGTGGGCACAGGGAAAACTGCCGTTGATTTGGCGGCGGCACTGGCTACTGGACGCAAGGTGGCAGTTCTATGTCCTGTAGTGGGCATATCCGGCTGGCAGAAGATGTTTCAGCACTTCGGGGCGGAACCATACCACATTGGCAGCTACGAGGCCGTGCGGGGCAACTGGCGCGAAGGAATAGGCAAATTTGAAGGAGACTACTTCAAGTGGGAGAACCCGCAAGATATTGTCTTGATTGCCGACGAGGCACAAATCACGCGGAACATGGACTCCATAACGACAGCATGTATCGGCGGGGCCATCCGGCAGAAGATACCAATGATCTGCGCATCTGCTACGCTGGCACTATCCCCGCTAGAGCTACGCATCGCTGGAAGAATAACAGGACTCCACAGGGGAGGAGAAGATTGGATTCGGTTCATGCGGGAAAACGGTGGACGCTACGAGCCGGACGAAAACAGGTGGTGGTGGAACAAATACGAAATCGAAAAGTTGGCAGATATTCACAAGATATTGATACCACAGCGGGGATGCCGGATGAAGAAATCCGACATAGGCGACCACCCCGGAACCACCATCGAAGTCCTTCCATTCTTTGTAGAGGAGGCACAAGCCATCGAAAACGAATGGAACAAGATCGAATCTCAGGTCCGCCGCATGGAAATGAGTGGATGCAAAAGAGAAGTTATTCTCAACGTGCGCCGGGGCGGAAGGATGCGGGTTTGGAAAAAAAGCGAAATGGCACTTGTCCCCCACGTATGCGCGAGGATCAAAGACGATCTGGCGGCAGGTAATTCGGTGACGGCTTTCTTTTCATTCACCGAATCCCGCGAGTTGGCTGGAACCATTCTGGGCACAAATAACGGATTCTTTGGCGGACAAAACCCGAAAAAGCGGAAAGAACTCATTGATAAATTCCAGTCGAACGAAATCCATGTGTTGTTGTCCAACATAGGAGCAGGCGGGGCAAGCGTGTCCATCCATGACACCACCGGAGACCGACCACGAATTGCATACATTTTTCCGACAGACCAGCCAGTTAAGATGGGACAAGCCATCGGAAGGATTGACAGAAGCGGCGGAAAGACCCATGCTCACCAATACATCCCATGCGTGGCAGGCGGAATCAGCCAAAGAATGGTAGAATCCTGTGCGCGGAAACTCGAACAACTTGCAGTATTGAATGACGGATAAAAAAAATGATACAAGACACGATCTACGAAGCATCAGCCGAAACCGCGATTTTATCATGCCTATGCCATGGCTCCCGCGAGCTACAGAAGGAAATGGTAGAAAAACTCAATGAAACCCACTTCTACCTACAAGAGAACAAAATAATCTATCAGGCGGCACTCCGTCAAATTGGGAAAGGAATTCAAGCAGACTGGATCAACGTCCGTGGAGAGTTACAGCACTCCAACCAATTCGACTTGGTGGGGGGTGACACAAAGATGAGAGAAGTTGCAACCTTTTGTCATGCCGGACAAAACTGGCAGAGATACTTCCCCAAGCTGGAAGATGCCAGATACCGGAGATCGTTGGAAGTGCTGGCAAGCGAGATCGTCAAGAAATCAAGGGACCGCGAAATGCCAGTGGAACAACTCAAGAACTGGTCCGAGACGGCGGTGATGCGGTGCGACTACCTGACCGACTCCGACGAAAAGCTATCCATTAAGGAGCCGACCATCGCCGCAATCAGCAACATTGAAGCTATCCTGCAAGGAAACCCGAACAGAGGGATATCAACCGGACTGGAACCGCTTGATAGGATGATACCATTCGGCCTTCGAGGGGGAGACATGGTGGTTATCGCGGCAAGACCATCGGTTGGAAAATCCGCATCTGCCATGCAAATCGTAGAACATGTGGCACTAGACCTAAAGAAACGAGTCCTTGTGTTTAGTCTTGAAATGTCCAGCCAATCCCTTATGGAGAGGATGATTCGTTCCAGAGCCAAGGTTCCAGTAGCGCAAATGCTGTTGAAACAGATATCCAGCAGGCAAAGCCAGTCCCTAGCAGACGCCGCACAAGCCATCGTTGGATCACAAATACTTTGTGACGATAATGTTGGGAAGTCCATCGGATACATCAAGTCCGTGGCACGGCATAGTCACCAGAAGAAACCGCTAGATTTGATTGTGATTGATTATTTGCAACTTGTTCACGGAAGCAGCAAAAGGAGCAAGGAAAACCGAACATGCGAGGTTGAAGAGGTTTCCAATGGAGTCAAGGAACTTGCAAAATCTCTCAAGATTCCAGTCATTGTCCTAGCGCAACTAAACCGAGATCCAGAAAAAAGAAAACTTGGCAAGCCTGTAATGTCTGACTTGAAGGGTTCTGGCTCCATAGAGCAAGATTCAGACATTTTGGTTCTTCTACACAGGAAGGACTTGGACGATGACGAGCCATCACCAATGCCAGAAGTTGATTTCATTGTTGCCAAGCAGAGGGAGGGAGAAACCGGAACATGCAAAATGATATTCAATAAGGCCATCACCAGATTCGAGGTTCCCGTTCCATATTGACATGACACAACAACTGTGCAACAATCCCTGAACCATGTCTTTACCAACACCAGTTTCCGAAGAAAACTTTGATGAATTTTATCTTTCCCGATTCGGAAAGACAAAAGCAAGCGGCAAGCCAGTCCTTGCGCAAGGGATCATCAAAAAAGCTGGACAGCCGATTTTGGTCTTAGATGAAGCCACTGGTCAAGTTCTTGATTCTAGTGGCGCGGCTAGTGCATTAGGAGGCGGAGCAAGTGCAGCCCTGTTCTCGCGAAAAACAGTAGGTCAAGCTGTCGCAAGTTCGGTAACTTTAGTCAATGATCTTCAACTTGTTTTGCCTGTTGCAGCTAACTCCACGTATCTCTTTGAACTCGGATTGATTTTATCGGAAAATGGCGGAGGAATCGACGCTGATATTATTGTGCCGTCTGGTGCAATCGCTTATGGGAACTGGCTTGTTCTAAATGGGTCTGATTTGGAGTCGATTGCTGTTAATGTTACAACAGAAGCTCAGATTGCTTCAAGTTTGGGAGGAAATTCTTTGGCCGTAATCCAAAAATTTATTGTCACGACAGCATCAACCGCTGGAAACGTGCAACTCCAATTTGCACAAACCTCAAGCAACGCCGCCGAGTCCAGAATCCAAGCAGGAAGTTGGATCAAAGCCGAAAAAGTAGCCTAACCTTTCTTCCAACACCAATCAGGGAACGTGAGATTATCACCGCCTTGCGCGGAAACTGGCATGTGAACAGCCACGGAATTAAAACAACCACACACTCCACATGCTTTTAATTGTGCATCGTAAGGTGTGGTCTTTGCTCCGGCGATATGGGGAAGAAGTCCGGCAATCCCCTTGCACCCCCAGCAACCGGAAGTCTCAATCTGCATCGGACACGCGGCACACGTCTTGGCTCTGGCGTCTGCCACTTCTTGCTGGACTAGCTCGAACTTGTTGTTCACGGCAAAATCATACATTGCCCGAACCCACCGGACGATAGAGTTAAACCCGACCGTCTGTTGCGTGCGCGAGCATGGTTTGCAATGGGTGTAGCCGGGGAGTCGGTCACAGATGGCGTTTTCGATTTGCCGCACAAGGTCGGGCGGCGGGACAATGGACTTCTCATTCAGTAGCTTAACGCATTTTGCGACCAGATCCGAAAACTCCGCGCCGGAAACCATAACGTCAGTAGATGGACAGGCGCACTTAAACCCACCGGGGGGGATGTAATCCTTGCGGGATAGACAAAATTTTGGTTGCTCACTCATTGACTACTAGCTCCGCTTCAAAGGTTTGGTTGTCAGGTATTTTAATAGAATCCAGCTTGGCGGCAATGTTCACCTGAATCTGGTTAGCCGCTTGTGGTTCTTGGAATGTCAGGTTGATTGATTCGGCAAGCTGTTTGAGTTGTCGGGTCATCCCAAGAGCCTCTTCGCCGGACAAGTCTGATGCGGTGGCAGCAGCTTTCATTAACGTGCTACCAACCAAAAACTTGATGGACTTCTTCATGGTCTCCATGCACAGCGTCATGTCACCAAGGGATAGGGGGATATTGTCATCATCCCAAGGAGCCGGACTAGAATCATCAGTCAGGCGTTCTCGGCATATCTTCCACCGTTGGGTTTCTGCCCACATGTGCAATGTCTCTCGCCGGATGCCAAGTTCCTTGGAAATCATGTTGATAGGACTACCAGTGCAATAAAGGGAAAAAGCCCGCACACACATGGCTCGATTGTCCTTTTGCATGTTCTCTAAAGCAACAGCAGGTTCAGTGTATTTATCCACTCGCTCTACTTCCCATGGGTATTTCTGGTCATCATCTGGGTTAGCCCGCCAAATCTGAGCATGTTTATCCCACTTCTCATGGGTTAGAATGGCGGCATACGACTTGGCATTGGCCAGTCCCATGGCTTCCATGATTTCCTTCTTGCCCCGGCCAGCAACGTAGAGCTTAAAAGCAGATTGCTTTTTGTGTCGGTTCTCAGGTGATTCCCAATCTTTTTTGGTCGGTTTCTTCTTTGGCTTGCCAGATTCGTCCATTCGTGCAACACTACCGCAACAAACCACCGATGGCAAACGTAAATATTCCAGATGGTGCCGTAGAGAAGTATGGTCAACTATGGTTCCCTCGCAACGGACAAAAAGTAACCCCACTCAGAATTGAGATGGATGCGTTCTTGCAAGGGTTGACACCAGAGCAAGGAGGACTAGGCAAAGCTGTCCACTATCGGAACATTGTATCCGCCATTTGGCCGGACTACGACTGGCACAAATGGGCGCAACTCCGAGCCCAAGCGTTCTGCAACGTCACAGAAGAAATAGATGAAGTCACCGGAAACAAGTTCATCCGAAGCGTGACGGGACTAGCAGGCGGGACCGACTCAGGCAAATCCTTCGACATGGCATTGTTTGGTCTAGTGAACTGGTTCTGCGATCCACTCAATACAATGGCAATCACTGTATCTACATCCAAGGTGGATGCCAAGCAACGTATCTGGTCGGCACTGGTCAAGAAATACCGTGAGGCTCAGGCACTAGGCGTAGCCCCCGGTAGATTGATTGAATCCATGGATATCATCAAGCTGTCCGACGAAGAGGGCAAGCTGATTGATCCTTCCGTGGGTGTTTCGGACGCATCATCCATCATGCTCCTTGCTGCTGGTGATGAATTTAAAGATGATGCACAAAAACGACTCCAAGGCAAAAAGAACAAAAGAATTGTTTTAATCATTGATGAATTGCAAGACTGTTCGCCTTCTGTGATAAGCGAAGCCATCTGGGGATTCAAGGGGGCGCAAGAACTATACGTGGTCGGCGCGGGGAACCCAAGTTCCATCTTTGACCCCCACGGCAAGTTCTGCACACCCATCAAGGGGTGGATGAGTGTGGATGATGACACTCCGAATTGGAGAATCAAGGTGGCTGGCATCGAGGGAATATGCCTACGTTTCGACTCCGAAAAGGACAACCCCAACCAAATCAGCTTTGATGGCGGTAAAGGACTACGATATCCGTTCCTTCCAAAACCTAACGATGTCCGGCTAGCGCGAACAGAACTTGGCGAACTGAACCCGCAATACTGGAGAAAGTTCCGTGGCATGTGGCCACCGTCAGACGTTGATGATACCCACATCTTCACGGAAACACTCATATCCCGCCACGGTGGATTGGATGATCCCATGTGGGATGGACCGCCGAAAGACGTTGGCGGGGTTGACCCATCCTACACAGAAGGAGGGGATAGGTTTGTGTTCACCCACCTACAATACGGAAAACTATTTGGTGGGAAGATGGGCATTGCGGTCAAAAAGCAATACGTTCTTAACCGTAGGACGGGTTCGCAAGAGGACTTCCAATACGAGATGATTCAACAAGTGGCCGACCTTGCCAAGCAGCTTGGCATCCCGAATCAATATCTTGGCGTGGACGCATCTGCTGGTGGAATATTCTGGTCCATCGGTGAGCGCGGACAACTCAGGGGATGGCATCCGGTATCCTTTGCCGGGACAGCATCCGAAATGCCAGTGTCGGCCCAATACGCCATGAGAGATGAAGAGACTGGTAAACCTAAAGTGGGGAAAGATTTATTCCACAACATGTCGAGTGAACTGTGTTTCGTAGGGAGATACTTTCTGGAATCCGAGCAACTAAAAGGAATTACTCCTGAACTCGCTTGGGAGATGTCGCAACGCAAATACGCAAGGCGGCAGAGAAAGATCATCATTGAATCAAAGACAGACATGAAGAAACGTATTGGAAAATCCCCTGATCTGTTTGACTCGTTTGCTGTTGGTCTGTTCGTAATACGCAAGGTTTTCGGACTGGTTGCTGGCGGAACAGCCATCGCTGAGAAAAACCGCATAAACAAGCTCAAGTTCAGCGAGATCAAAGAACGCTTGACTTTGAAGCTCAATTGGTAATATTGTTGCGCAACAAATGCTATCCAACGCCGGGAACGCTGAATTAGAGAACCTGTCTCGCGACGGTGCCGTGCCACAACGCCGCATCAAAAACGCAGCAGGACTCATTGCCATTGCCGACAAATATGTTGAGCAAGATGAACAAGCGAGCTATTTGAGGGCGCGGCAACTGGCACTCGTAAACGGGGAATCTCCATACGATGATTCCGAGCTAAAAAACAAAGGACTCACCCACATTGTCAATGCCAACTTTGGGGAAGCCAATGCCACATTTGAGGCGGCACTTGCTCCATACACGGAGATTATCGTTGGCGTTCCAAGAATCCCGCACGTAATCATGGACTCTTACGAGGGAGATGCCATGGATGACGCGGAAATCATCTCAGAAGAATTTGATTGGATGATTAAGCAATGGCCGGAGTTCTATCCCAACATGCAGCTACTCTCCCGCGAGTTTGTGGGGTTTTCTGTGGGTGTTGCTATCTGGCCCGATGAAAGAACAATCTTTTGGGAACCAGTCGGACTCAAAGACTTCAAGGTGGCCCGCGACACCAAGGTATCAGACGAATCCATCGAGGTTGCGCCAGTGTTGCGCACAATGTCAGTCAGTCAGCTTTACAGCTATATCCGCAACCCCAAGGCTGCAAAACTCATGGGGTGGAACGTGGATGCCGTCAAGAAAGCCATCTGGTGTGCTTCCACCAAGAAAGATTCATGGAAGAGTTGGCAGTCCCATTGGGAAGAGTTTGAGCGGGAAGCCAAGGAGAACGACCTGCATTGCGGGGAATCCGGCTACCACCGCGTTCAATTGATCTACGGGTTCAATCGCGAGTTCAGCCAGAAGCCCACCGAAAAACCCAAGTGGACAATGACCATTGCCTGTCGGGATGTGGACGACTTCCTCTACGAGCGGGTTGGCAAATACAACTCAGTCAATTCCTGTTTCACGATATTTACCAATGGAGTTGGACAAGGCACATTCCATACGTTGCGTGGATTGTTGCAGAGAATCTACAACTGCATCCAAGTCAGCAATCGAGTGCTTTGTCAGGCGGCACAAGGAGCTATTGCATCCGGCCAAATCCAACTCCAAGGCAATGCGGAAGCCATCCAAGACTTCCAATACATTGAAGTCGGTCCATACTCATTCATCCCCATGGGACTGACTCCCGTGCAACTCCTCCCCCCCACCGTAGCGACACAGAACATCCCCGTTTACAACTTGATGTCGCAAACAATGCAGAACAATACTGGTTCGTATCGCTCACGCGGGACCACGCCAGATGGACAAGTTCGCTCTGCCACAGAGGTTGCCCAACAGGCCAGACAAGAATCAACCCTCGGCTCCGCATCCCTTGCCAACTTCTACACCCCCTACGATAAGCTACTGACAGAACAATACCGCAGAGCAGTCAATCCGAACATCACAGCCAATGACCTTGGCGGTGAACTGGCCCTTGAGTTTCGCCGTAGATGCTTGCGCCGTGGCGTCACAGTAGAGCGTATGCGCGAGGTCGTGAAGGTCCAAGCAGTCCGGTCAGTTGGCGACGGCTCCCCTGTTATGGGAGAAATGGCATCACGGCAGATGATGGAACTCTACTCCCTCCTAGACGAGAAGGGGAAAGAGAACGTGTTGCGGACAGTGTTTGCCAAGATCCCCGGCATCGGCTACTCCAAGGTGGACCAATTCGTTGCAAAGGGCGGACCACGTAGGGTTGTTGACTTTGACATTGCCAACCTCGAAAACGCGAACCTACGCCAAGGCATCATGCCAACTATCACGGACAGCCAGAACCACGCCGTCCACGTTGAGGCGCACATTCCGCTTATTGCAGAGATCGTCGAGATGCACCGCCAACAACAGATGTCAGACGAGGAAGCCATGCAAGCGTTGCGTCCCGCCGCTGACCACGCCACAGAACACCTTGTCTTGTTCTCAAACAATAGCTTCCGCCAGCAAGAGGCCGCGCAGATGCGGAAAGAACTCCAAAACGTCACTGCCTACGTGGATGAGCTTGAACAACAGGTCATCAACCGGATGATGAGCGAGCAAAACAAACTCCAAGGACAGGCACAAGAAGGACAGCCTGACCCCAAACTGGAAGGCGAACTCCGCAAATTGGAACTCCAACTTGCCATCAAGCAAGAAGACAGAGCCGCCAACCAAGCCATCAACGAAGCAAAGATGCGGCAAATCACACAACAAATGGCGCTTGCAGATTTGAAAGGACGGGTTAATGTCATGGAAAAAACAGCCAGTAGGCCCGGCAGAAAGCCTCTCGTAGAAGAATAACACACACCCACCAATGGATTGGACCCAAGAAGACGCCAAGGCACTTGCCAAGGCCATGAAAGACGAATCAGTTGCCAAGGCGTTTGCCATGATCCGAAAGGAACTCAAGCCGAAAGCAACACCATACAATGTGGCTGTAGGTTTTGATGTGACGCCAGTGTTTGTCCGCGAATCCGGCGAATACATTGGCATCCAGAAAGTGTGGGACGCCTTTGAACGCTACTCCGCCGGCGAAATCAAACGCAAGCCAGTCGTTGAACTGCCGGAACCATATTCCCACATTAAAGACGAACAACCATTCAAATAATCTCACCAACAAACCAACCCCATGAGTAATCCCATCCTATCCTCAGCCATTTCTGGTGACACAGACTTTGGCGCATTTGTCACGGCACCAGCAGCCACTGAACCAGAAACCACGCAGGAACCCGCAAAGCAGGAACCAGTCCAAGAGACCGCCAAGGTTGATCCTCCGAAAGAGACCCCCAAGGAACCAGCCAAGGAGTCGGAACCCAAGAAGGAGACTCCGGTTGTTAAAGAACCAGTCAAAGAGGCTGAAAAAACCGAGCCGGATTTGACGGAAAAAGACAGCGATATTCCCGTCAATCCCCACTTTTCGGATAAGCCGATTGCCGACAAACCAGAAGGCGACGAGACCGAGAAGGGAATCTCCGCATGGAAAGACGCCAAGGCCGAAATCAAACGCCTTCGGGAACAGCGCGACCAACTTGCCGCAGAAGCCAAGGTTGCCAAAGAAAATGCCACACAGACCTCCACGGCAGAGGTTGAAGCCATTAAGCAACAGCTTGAGGAATACAAGACCAAGGCCATTGAACTTGAACGTAGCCTCAAGGCGGCAGATGTCGAGCGCACTCCCGAATACGTCAACAATATCAAGAAGCCGATTGATTCCTTGCAGGCAGATGTCCGGTCCATCGCCGCTGCCAATGACGCCGACTTTGGGAAACTCTGGCAAGCCATCACGGAACCAGATGTCCGCAAGAGAAGCGACACCCTCGAAGAACTGATTGGCGACTTCAAACGCATGGACCAACTCGCGCTAGTCAAAGCCGCCGACAAGTATTCAGACCTGAACTCCTACAAAGAACGCTTCACAAAGGAATCAGAATCACTGCTTGAGCAGGAACGTGCCCGCCAAGCAGAGCGAGACCAAGAGTTCATCGAGAATGACCTCCGCCTGCAAAAGACATTCACAACCAAGGTGTGGACAGGTCTGGAAGATCGCTACGACTTCCTTCGACCGATTGAGGGACAGACAGAATGGAACGCGCAAATCGAAAAAGCCCGCAAGGCCGCATCCGAAACCAACTTGGATCGCCTATCAGTGGAAGACCGCTCTGCTATCCTAGCCCGCGCTGCCGTGGTGCCATTCCTTGAGTCCGCTGTCCGCCACTACACCGAGCAGACAAAGACCATCGCACAAACCCGTGACGCAAAGATCGCGGAACTGCAAAGCCAGCTTGACGCACTCGTTGGAGCAACCCCCGGACTCGGCGGAAGCAAGGCGGAAGACGATAAGCCCACCGACGGACCACAGACCATGGATGATGTGAAAGACATTGGACGATTCTTGGTTGCGGGACGGTAATATCTGTGTATCATTGATGGCGTTCTTAAATTGCGGGGTAGATAAGTGGTTAAATCACCTGTCTCATAAGCAGGATATTCGCTGGTTCGATCCCAGCCCCCGCAACTTTTTTGGTTTATGCAACGAAAACCGCTTGACACCGCGCTACAGATGTAGTAGGTGTTGCGTTAGACATAAGTAGGGATTGGTCTCCTGCACTTCGCTGGCAAGTTAAAGCCTTCTAGTTAAAAATTGCCGACTACCCCCATTGCGGCATGGGAAAGAAAACCGTTCTTGGTCGATTCGCAAATGCGTAATCGGCAAAACCACGAACCACCAATCAAACCCGACTGTAAAAACCACAGTTACTAGAAAGAAAATACTACTATGTCAGCCCCTACTGGCCTCACATGCGAGGCAATCAAAGATAACTTCCAACGCGAGACAGGCCGCATCGCTATGGGAACCTACCGTCTCGGCCTTTACAAAGATCCCTACCTTCGTTTCGTGTCTCAAGGCGCGTTCCCTGATCACATGGGAGCAGTCGTCACAAATACCATCGCCCAACGCACCGTCGCTGTCGGCTCAGGGTGGGAAGATGTCGGCGTTTCCGTCGAATCCCCCCAAGACAACGCCTGCTTGCCTCCCGTCAAAACGGTTGGCTATGCGTTCGACCAGAAAACCTTCAGGCTCCGTCACCAAGCCATCGAATCCGATTGGATTTGCATGGAGGATATTCGCACCAGCGCGTTCCCTGCCGATGACGTGAACAACTACGTCCGCATCCTTCAGGATAACGTGAATGTGGAATGGATCGAGCGTTACGATGACGACTACTTCGAGAACGCAGAACACAAGGTTGTTGTTGCTCCCGGCTTGCCCGAAGACGACGCGGCCTTCCCATCCACCACCCCTACCTCGCCACTTACCCCCGGCGTCCTTCGCCAGATTTACGACAATCTGTATCAGGACAACGCTGGCGATGACGGTGATGCAGTGAATCCTGATGGTTCCCCCGTGTTCCATGTGTTCTCCGAACGCGCCACAATCGAAAACCTCATCAAACTCCAAGAAGATGTCCGTCAGGATGTCCGCTGGTCTGATCGGGTGAACGACTTGCTCGGTGCCAATGGTAACAACCTCCTGCCCGGAAAATCCTATGGTGGATTTGTGTTCCATAGCCGTCCGTTCCCGAAACGGTTCAACGACAATGGCTCTGGCGGATACACTGAAGTTACTCCTTACGTGGCCACCGCTGCCACCAAAGGTACGAAATACGTCATCAATCCTGCTTACAAGGCTGCGAAATACTCCTCAACGGTTGTATTCCACCCGAAAGCAATGGAATGGCTCTGCCCCGGTGATACGGTGAAAGTTGGAAAGCTCACCTACGGTCCCCAAAACTACCGTGGCGATTTCCGATTCATCAGCGAATACGACAAACAGTGCAACCCTGATAAGAACTCCGGCTACTTCCGCGCCAAAATGGCGTGCGCAGTCAAGAAGGTGTTTCCTCAGTTTGCCTACTACCTGTTGCACCTTCGCTGCAACCTTGCCAATGACCTCGTAGCCTGCCCATCAGGTTCAGGTTATGGGTATCTTGGTAGCTAAGTAATCCCCTCAACCACTGGCCCTATCCTTAACGGGATGGGGCCAGCATTGAGGAGATTATGAAAAAACCAATGAAAGACAAAATGAAGATCCAGCCACCAGAGGGGTATGCCATGCCAGAGGAAGTCAAAGACGGGGACACGTTTGAGGAATTGGGAACCTTCACCTATGATGGCGGAATGCTCACCATCACCGCACTAGGCGGGGTTCCGCTGTCCGACGCCGAGGCGGAAGAAGAAGTTGTTGACGAAGAAGCTGCGGCAGAGGCACCCATGGGGGCCATTGGCGAGCGAATTATGGGTATGGCATAAGGAGGCCGAACCATCCCATGGCACTCCCCGACCTTAACGAGCAAGTAATGGCGATAGCGTCATTACCAAAGCGCATGGAACTAGCCCATTGGTTGGTTGCCGTGCAAGGCTATGGGTCTGTGGACGATTACTGGTCCTTGCCGGAACAATACCTGTATGCCAAAATTGCAGTAGCGTATGGATGTCCGCGTGACGAGGCGAGCTACATCAGCCTGCCAAAGAACTACGTCTGGTCCGACATCTACAATGCTATCACTGGAGACACAAGCAGCCACACTGACTGGTGCGAGAGACAGGCGTTGGGGTGGATACTCGCGGCGGAAAACCAAGAGACAGGAGACTTGTCCATGGTATCATACTACATTGACCTGCCAATCCGAATCACACTGGCATTGCTGGCATCTGAGGGATCAGCAAATGCACTATACGATGATAATGTTGACACGGGCTACCTTTTATACGATGATGGAGTGGACGCGGGCTTGCTTGAGTTCGCCTAACAAAATACTACTATGGCAGACAAACTCATAAGAAACCTAGCACAGACC